GTCGATGCAGGACGCGCTGTCAGAACTCACACGCAAGACAGTTTGGGATTGGTACACGGGCACGGCGTACAATCGGTTGATGCCTGGCGGCAAGATCATCGTCATCAATCACAGAATGCATGAGTCCGACCTTTGCGGAATGTTACTCGAGCAGCAGGCGGCAGGTGGCGACAAGTGGGAAGTGGTCGAGCTGCAGGCGATCAACGAGCAAGGCGAAGCACTTTGGCCCGATGCGTATCCGATCGAGGCGCTTGAGCGTATCAAGCGAAATTCGCAAGCTAGATTTTGGTCCGCGCTTTACCAGCAGCGACCTAGCCCTGATGAAGGCGATTATTTCAAAGTCGATTGGCTGAAGCCCTATGACAAAGCGCCCGACGCGCGAACGCTTAGAGTTTACGGTGGATCGGACTACGCAACGACTAGTGATGGCGGCGATTTTACAGTCCATGCAGTCGTTGGGATTGATCCGGAAGGGCGAATGTATTTGCTCGATGTGTGGCGCAAGCAAGCATCAAGCGACGTCTGGGTTGAAGCATTCTGCGATCTCGTCCTCGAGCATCAGCCGATCGGCTGGGCGGAAGAAACCGGGCAAATCAAAAGCGGCGTTGGGCCGTGGATCGAAAAGCGTCAGCGCGAACGGAAAGCGTATGTCTACCGCGAGCAATTCCCAACGCGGGGCGACAAGGCAGTGAGGGCGCAGTCAATGCGCGGTCGCATGGCTCTCGACGGTTTGTATGTGCCGGTTAACGCGCCGTGGTATCCAGCATTCCGGTCGGAGCTATTATCTTTTCCCGCCGGCAAGCATGATGATTGCGTTGATGCTATCGGCCTTATTGGTCAGTTGTTGGATCGCATGATGGCCGGCGAGCATCTGCCGGCGGCGCCGAAGGTTGCAAACGCCAGCGGGTATCGATCGCACGAGCCGGAAGTGCGCGCTAATCATCTTTCGCTAATCGGATAACATGCCAGAACTCAACGGCTACACAACCGGCGCTCCAGCAAAGAGCACGGGCAGCGGAGCTGCGCCTGTCGACAAGAAGGAAAAGCAGGAATACTGGTCGCTCGAGAAATGCCGCAAGGCGTATACGAATTACCTCGACAATAAGCAGGACGAAATCAGTGAACAGAAGAACAGCCGCAGATATTATCACGGCGTTCACTGGACGAAAGAACAGATCAAGGCGCTGAACCAGCGCAAGCAGCCGGTGGTGACGTTCAATCGCATCGCCAGGAAGCTCAACGGCGTGGTCGGCCTGATCGATCGGCTGAAGCAGGATCCGAAGGCCTATCCGCGCACGCCGAAGCACGAAGAGGGCGCGGATCTGGCGACCGCGGTCATCCGCTACGTTCTCGACGCCGGCAACTGGAACGCCAAGGCGCCGGAAGTGGCGCTGGACAGTGCCGTTGAGGGGCTATCCGGCATCTCGATCGAGTTGAAGGAAGGCCAGAACGGCGACCGCGAAGTAGATTTTGAAGTGGTCGAGGTCGACAGTTTCTTCTACGACCCGCGCAGTTATCGCATCGACTTCTCTGACGCCCGCTACATGGGCGAAGGCAAGTGGATGGACATTGATCTTGCGCAGGAGGCGTTCCCCGACAAGGCAGACGAGTTGGAAAGCGCGCTGGAGAACAGTAGCGAGTTGTCGAGCAATCCCGACCGTGAGAACAAGTGGTTCGACATGGAGGGCGGCAAGCAGCTGGTTCGCGTGGTCGACTGCTGGTACAAGCACAAGGGGCGCTGGTGCTGGACGATCTTCACCGGAAGCCTGATCCTCGACAGTGGCGAGAGCTACCTGCAGGACGAGGACGGCGAGACGACGTGCCGCTACATCATGTTTTCGTGCAACGTCGACCATGACGGCGATCGCTACGGTTTCGTGCGCAACATGCAGAGCGCGCAGGACGAATACAACGCGCGGCGCAGTCGCGCACTGTTCACGGCGAACAGCCGGCGCCTGATCATGACGCAGGGCAGCGTGACCGACATCGAGCGGGTGCGGCAGGAGTGGTCGCGGCCGGACGGCGTGATTGTAACCAACGCGCGCACGCCGGACGAGGGCATCAAGTCGGACGATCAGAGTTTCGACTTCGCCGGCCAGATGAAATTGATGGAAAACGCGGTCCAGGAGCTGGATAATTATGGGCCTAATCAGGCTTTGGTTGGTGATATTGCCAATCAGTCCGGGCGCGCTATTCAACTGCTGCAGCAGGCCGGCATGGCCGAGTTGGGGCCGTATATCCTGGGCTATAAGGGTTGGAAGATCAGGGTTTACCGGGCGCTGTTCCTGGCGGTGCAGCGGGAGTGGAATGCCGAGCGTTGGGTGAGGGTGACGGACAACGAGGGCGTTGCGCAGTTCATCCAGATCAACGGGCAGCAGCAGGACGAATTCGGCAATCCGATGATTGGCCCGGACGGCAAGCCGATCATGTTCAACGCGATCGGCGAGTTGGACGTCGACATCATCATGGACGAGGGCCAGGACACCATCAACGCGCAGCAAGACGTCTACGAGACGTTGAGCCAGATCCTGCCGAGCATTGCGCCGATGCTGAAGCCTGCGGAGGCGAGTGCTGCGGTGAGCATCCTGGTCGACAGTTCGTCGCTCAGTGCGTCGGCCAAGAAAGCCTGGCGGGACGCTGGGAAACAACAGCCTGATCCGGCGCAGGAGATGGCGAAGAAGATCACGCTGGAGGGCGAGGCGGCGAAGGTCGACGAGACGAAGTCCAAGACCATGCTGAACCAGGCCAGGGCGCAGGAGGCGATGACGCCGGATCCGATGTCGCCGGGCGCGCCGCCGAAGCAGGAACTGCCGATGGAATTCCAGGCGGCGAAGGCGATCGCCGACATTGAGAAAACCAAGGCCGACACCACGCACAAGCAGGCGCAGGCGTACAAGGCCAAGACGGACGCTGATTTGGCGCCGCAGTGGGCGCAGCATGATGCGATGATGCAGAAGGCTGATTTTATCCAGCAGGCACGCAACGCTCATCAGGATCGCGAGTTGGATGAGCGCAAGAGCAGAATGTTGGCGCACAAACGTAACGGTGGAGAATCGTGATGGCATACGAAGCAGCAGTGGAAGAAGCCCCGGCGTCGACGGCGCTTGCCTATGACGTGGTCGAGCCGCTGGTCGGCGACCGCGTTGACTATGGCGACAAGGATCCGGCCGACATGACGGACGAGGAATACGCCTGGTGGGCGTATGACAACAAGATGCCGTTCTGGGCGATGCGGGTGAACCTGCTGACGCGGACGCCTTGCGTGCTGAGTGGGCTGAACCCGAGCAGTGCTGCGATTGGTGATGCGAGTTTCCGGCTGTATGTTAGCGGCACGGGGTTCATCAAGGACGGTAGCGTGATTGTGTTCGCCGGGCAGGATGAGAACACGCAATTCGAGGAGGACGGCACGCTATCGACCGGCGTGAACATGGATTACTGGCACGGCGCGGACACCATCAAGGTCATGGTTAGGAACATGGGTGTGTACAGCGAGCCGCTGGATTTCACGTTCACGGCGGCTGGTGCGCCGCTCGAGGCGTCTGATCCTGATGATCTTGAGGACGAGATCGAGGCGTCGAAGGCTGACGGCGATTTCAAGTCGAAGCTGCGGGGGCGGGCGAAGAAGTAATTCGTTTCGGCGCTGGCTCCACCTCGCGGTGAACCTGTGCTGGACTGAGCTGATGGCGTTTTGGTTGGAACCCTGGCGCCATCAGCACTGTTTTGGGGCTTTGATGGATGGCTGAGTTTTCGCTGGCAAGGCTGGGTGAAAAGCTCGGCCAGACCTGGCCGGCTAGACTAGCCAAGGACGCATGGGGCGCGGTGACGCTGCCGGGTGACGTCTACCAGGGCAACGTGTCGATGTACGGGGAGGGCGGCCGGACTAATCCGGAAGTGATTAACCGTTCGATGGATCTGGCGGGGTTGGTGACGGGCGGAAGCTACGCTGCGCCAGCGATGAAGGACGCGAGCGGGATGGGGATCAGGGCCTATCACGGCTCGCCGCATGACGTTGAACGGTTAACTCCCGGCACCAATGGAAATTATGGGCCTGCTGTTTACCACCATCTCGACCGTGTCGACGCCGAGCGATACCGCCCGGAAGGTGGCAAGGTTTATGAAAATGAACTGAACATCCAACGCCCGTTTGAGATGGACAAACCGGTAAAGGCGGAAGATGCCTCGGCAATTCTGCGGGCGATGGGCAATGACAAGTTGGCTGATGATGTCGCCAAGTCTGGCCGGGGATACTTTAGCGGAAGCGAGCTTTGGTATTGGGGCCTTGGGCAGGGTGGCGACAAAGCAACAAAAGCAGCGGCGCTTAGAAAGGCCGGCTTTGATGCCGTCATTGGCGATCCCGGCAGGGAGATTGCCGGCAAGTCAACTCGTTCACCAGAGGTCGCAGTATTTGATCCAGCACTAATCGACATTATGCGCAAGTACGGCCTCGCGGGGTTAGCCCCGCTTGCAGGCTACGGCGCGATGCAGCAGGGACAGCAGCCCTCGCCGCAAATGTAGTTTCGCCTGATCCGAGCGACATCGGATCGGACTAAAGCGCAGGCCGGCAGCGACATGCAGGCACCACGTCACGCCACGAAACGGCGACCTTGAGGAAAACATGGCTGAAATGGACGATCAGGAGCTTTTTAGCTCCGCGACGACTGACGACCCGACTCCTGAAGTAGCGGAACAACCGCCTGCGCAAGCGGAAACTCCTCCACCGCAGGACGGTCGGCAACGTGACGAACACGGCAGGTTTGTGCCGAAGCAGGCAGAACCGGCGCCAGCACCCGAGCAAGTGGCCGAACAGCCGCAGGCAGAGGATGACGGCGGCAAGATCCCGCCGTGGCGGTTGCGTGAAATGCGTGAGGAGCGTGACGCTGCGAACCAGCGTTACCTCGAGACGCAACGTCAGTTGGAAGAGATGCGGCGGCAAATGCCGAGGCCAGAGCCGAAGCCCGCGCCGGATATGTACGAAAACCCAGACGGGTTCGTCGGGCATCATATCCAGCAAGGACTATCGCCGATCGAACAGCGTCTGCAAGCCGCGGAGCAGCGGCTACAGATGCAACTGGAGGAAAACTCGAGGCGGGACGCATTCAGGGAGCACGGCCAGGACACTGTCCGCGCCGCCTATGAATGGCTCGGCAAGGGTATCCAGTCCAGAGATCCTGATGTGGTGCATGTCTACAACCAGGTGATGCAGTCAGCGCATCCCTACGACGCCGCTGTGCAAATGTACAAGCGGGCGTCGGTCATGCAGCAGATCAGCCAGGTGGGTGACATCGACAAGTGGGTCATCCAGCGGGCGGCAGAACTCAACGGTCAAGGCCAGGCACAACCGCAGCAGCAATCTCGTCAACAGCCAGGTCAACCTCAAGGCGGTGCAACACGCTTGCCGCCTTCGCTCCGTAGTGTTCCAGCCGCACGCGGTGCGGCCGAGGAGGACAACGACATGAGCGACGCGGCCTTATTCAGGCACGCCACGCGATAGCCACCGGCCGAATAGAATGAACATCCCGCCCATCGAGGCGGGTTTTTTATTGGGCTGACGCTATCGCAGAAAGAGAACTGCAATGGCCGTCACCACGATCGACACCAACAACAAGTTGGTGAAGTACACCAAGGAGATCAACCGGGAATTCCAGCGCGAGAACATGTTCTCGCCCTATATGAGCGAGGACATGAACGCCATCATCCGCCGCAAGTTCGACTTGCAGCCGGGCGGGGCGGTGGTGAACATTCCCTTCGTCAAGCGCCTGAAGGGCGCTGGCGTGGGTCAGGGCACGCTGGTTGGTTTCGAGGAGAAAATCGACAACTACGGCATGCGGATCAAGATCGATACCGTCCGCAATGCCGTCGTGACCACCAACACCGACACGCAGATGGACAGTGCCGACATCTTCGGCGAGGCCAAGCCGCTGCTCAGTGATTGGGGCAATGCGCGGCAGCGGGACGACATCATCAAGGCTTTGATGGCGTTTCCGTCCGAGACGCTGCCGGCGGCCGACGTCACGGTCAACGGCATTCTGTATGCCGCGGCCGAGGCGGGGCAGGCGGCCACGGCCAATGCCTGGCTGACGGCGAATGCGGATCGCGTCCAGTACGGCGCGCTGCGTGCCAACGGCGTCAGCAACGTGCATGCCACGGCGCTGGCGACGCTCGATGTGACGGCCGACAAGTTCACGGCGGCGAACCTGTCGCTGCTGAAGCGTGTCGCGCTCAACGCCGATCCTCATATCCGTCCCTACAAGACCAAGGACGGTTATGAGTATTATGTGGCGTTCGCCGGCACCAACACCTTCCGCGATCTCAAGCTCGATATGCAGACGGTCAACAAGGACGCGCGTCCGCGTGAGGACAACGGGGTCAGCAAGAACCCGCTATTCCAGGACGGCGATCAGATCTATGACGGCGTGATCGTGCGCCAGGTGCCGGAGATTTCCAACTTCGTCACCTCGTCCTGGACCGGCCTGACCACGGCCGGCACCACCAGCAACCGCGTCGAGCCGGTGTTTCTGTGCGGGCAGCAGGCGGCGGCGATCGTGTGGGGCCGCATGGCGAAACCCACGTTTAGAAAAGAAGATGACTACCAGCACATTACGGGCACCGGCGTCGAGATGGCGTATGGCGTCGCCAAGATGTTCTCGAAGCATCCGATGACCGGCAGCGCACTTGTACAATCTGGGCTTGTGACCGGATTTTATGCAAGCTCCGCGGATTAACGACAACTGGAGGGCAGGGAAACCTGCCCTCCTTTTTCTGTTGAGGGCAAGCCATGGTCGATGTCAGTAAAACCCGCGAGGATCTGATCCACCGGGCGGCGACCGAGGTCGGCGCGCTGGCGTCGGGGCAGAGCCTGTCCGCGGAGGACTTTGCGACGATCGACAACCTAGTGGATCCGCTGGTGCAGCAACTGTCGTTCGACGGCGTGGTGCATGTGCAGGACACCGACGCCATCCAGCCGGAGCATTTCCTGCCGCTGGCGCGACTGTTGGCGAACGAGAGCGCGATTTCGTTTGGGCAGGCGTACAGCAAGGACGTGAAGGCGATCAACGAGACGCAATTGCTGCGGATTACGGCGATGCGGCCGACGTATGAAACGTTAGAGAACGACTTTTTCTGATGACAGCGATCGTGCTCCCCACCACCACAATGCCGGGGCAAAACGAGCAAGAGAGTGGCGGGCGGCTGATCAATTGCTTTGTCGAGAGCCTGGGCGAGACGGGGCCGAGCAAATTCAAGATCGTGCGGGTGCCGGGAATGGACGAGTGGGGCACGACGCCACTGACTAATTTCCGCGGCGCGCTGCAGGTGAATAATACGCTCTACGCGGCGTTCAACGGCGACGTTGTCACCTGGACGGGGCCGGGCGTGGGGACGGTGACGACAGGCGGCCTGCCAGGGGACGATCCCGTGTTCTGGGCGCGGGACATGGCGGTGACGCCGAATGTGGTGGTGGTCAGTCCGGACAATGGCGCGTTCGTGGTGGCGGGAGGTGCGACCACGGCGTATCCGGACGTCGACGTTGGCTCGCCAAACAGTGTCTGCTATCTCAAGGGGCGCTTCGTGTTCAGCTACGGCTCTGGCCTGATGAGGCAGACCGGGCTGAACTCGACCGACATCAACACGACGGAGAGTGCGACGGCGGAAAGCAAGCCGGACACTCTGTACCGGGTGATAGCGGTGGGCGACACGCTGCTGGCGTGCGGCTCTAACTCGATCGAGTTCTGGCGCACCAATGACGAGACGGTCGGCTTTGCCTTCTCGCCTGTCGCCACGCACAACCGCGGCATCATCCACCGCTACGCGATCGGCGGTTACGAGGAGGGGTTTGGTTACGGGACGTTCTTCGTGGCGGATGATTTCTCGGTGCGGCAGCTCGACGGTTATGCGTCGAACAAGATCAGTCCGCCGGATCTTGATCGGCTGATTGAGGAAGTCGAGAAC